CGTAAAGCAATGGTTGATGCAGGAACCACAATTTCTTGACCGTCAATATTAGTTATAACACCACAACCATAATAGTAGTAATGATCACCACGTAATCTTGAAGGATAATCAGCTGGTAACGTACGATTGGATGGTAATGTTAGACCGCTTGCACTATTTGCATTTGCCCACACTGTATAGTCGGAGGGATCCATATTCATTGGACCATCTGCGAATACAGAATTTTCAGATTTTGTATTAGTATACAATAAATCAAGATCATCAACCAATTCTGGAAATCCTGGCGCAATAATCATTGTATATGTAATACTTTCACCATATAATTCTGGAACGTTTAAAACAGCTTTTTGTAATGCAGTTACGACAGCCGTACGACGAGAACTATCATCAGCTCCTAAACTAACCGTACGACCAAATTCTTTTGTTAACACAAAAGCATCAGCAGCATCTATAACTAATGTTTTAAGTTCTAAAGGTGTAAATTCTACTGCTAACGATGGTGTTTGGCCATCATTCCAATCTTGAATATATCCCTCAACGCCAATAAACCGATCAGTAGTATTAGGCAATCCCAAGAAACCAGCAGGACCATCATAAATATCAAACGAACGTGTACGACGATCGTCTTGAAATACTTTTTTGGTATTTTTCCAGTTAATTTCAACCAATTGCCATACGGATGCAGAACCTGGAATATTTGTTGTTAGTGTTGTACCTGTAGATTTATAGAATTTATTGTTATAGAAAACATAAGTATTAGCAGGATATCCAGTAGCGTTTGTCCAAACAACATCAACAGGATCATTAACAGCAACCAAACCGTTTGCTACTGTTTTTTCACGAAACGAATAAAATACATGAACGATTGTATTCAAAGCATTTTGCACGATAGGTGTAACTTCTGTTTTAGTTAATGATACACGATACGCAGGGTTACCGATTGTAACACCTGCAGCAAGATTTATCGCATTTAATTTTGCAATAGCATCTGCTTCAATTTTATTAACAGCTTGATTAACTAATCTATCCCAAATAGTTAACAAATTTGCTCGTGTATCATCTGTGTTAACATCGGCACGAATAAAATAGGCTAATGCTGTAATACCCAACACATAGTTTAATGTGGCTAACCCATATTCATTACGACAATCACCATGTAAAGGATTACCATTCTCGTCTCTATAGAAACGCGGTGTACCATATATCGTGCGGCTTTGTGTTATATTTGTTATAGCACGAATTTTATTTGCTGTTGTTGTACCAACAGCGACGGTTGTACCATCTTCCAAAACTTTCTGTTCTGCTGTTACGCCAAAAATAACTGGAACTGTTGTGGCTTGTGCTGGAATAAAAAATGTTTCATTGATTATTGTAACATCTGTACCAGGAGCAACTAAAATTGCCATATAATTTTTCCTTCTGTATGGTTGTATTTATGTGTGGGACACTTATTGCCCACAATTTTCATCCGATGTACGTATTGTGGCAATTAATTCGTTAATAGTAAGTTCATCAAGATTCAAGTTAGTATTTATACTGTTAACTAAACTTATATTTGTTTGAATATGACGAATTAGATTTTGTTTAAAGTCAACAGGAGAATAAATATACCCTTCTAGTGTAAACATAAATGATTTTTGATATCTTGTTTTGTCAGTGCTTTCATCAGTTATATTATCATCTATTATATTATCCAATTTAAGTGTATTAATACACGTTGGATCTATATGGGAGTTTGATGTTTGAATAGTAATAGTTGGATCAAATATAGCACAAATTTGTTCCGTTAGTTGGAACATTTGATTAATATTACTCGTAGTTATTGTAATCTCAAATGTAAAGTTATAGGGTTTGGGTTGAATTTGATAAGCTGTTTTAGCTTCACCTGGTAACGTACCTGGAGGAGCTATGATTGTTGTTCTAATTGTATTTGTACCTTTTGCTCTTGATAAGTCTATGGTAAAATCACGTAACCTGCATTTTGCAATTGGTAGTTTCATTACAGCGTTTTGATTGTGATTATTAAAAGCACTCTCAGCCACGCGATCACCATCAGCGTATCTAACAGCCAATTGTTCAAACTCTTTGTCATCATGTTGTACGTATAAACTAGCAAAAACTGCCATTATCTGTAGAATATATCGTTTAATTTGTTCATCATAAAAATATATAAATGTGGGTTTCATCTAGGGCTTTGTCCATTTTTTAGAGTATCGTTTGTTGGTTGTTTGATAACATCCTGATGTGACCGACTATCCTCTTCCATGAATATCCACTTCTTCTTAATACATGAAAATTTGTATAATCTGGTAGGGATATCTAAATCCTTATATAGTAATCTAAAATATTCCCCGTCCGTTGAATCCTTCAATGCTGGAAGTGAATACCCTTCTGTATAGTCTTCACCATTTGGCGGTAAGGCATCACCATATAATAAATGATTTTGACTAACATATTTACTATCTATAGTTTGATTGTTTATACCTTTTTGTGGTACCTTTTCCTTACTTTCGTTTTCTATACTGTTTGTTATTAATTGTGTGTTAGCTACATTTAGATATTCAGTGACATTATTAAATAGTTTACTTCCAACTGTATCTTTTAGAATGTTGACAACATCTTTATTTTCTTCTGAAGCCGTTACAGGTTCCAGTACTATTTTTTGCAAAAGAGGTTTATATCCAGGCGTATAACCTTCTGTGGCCCATGATATATCAACAACTTCCATCAGTTTTTTAGCTAATTTCATTTCTGAATCATATTGACCTTCAAATGGCATTTCGATAATATCGCCTATAACAATTGGTCTATTTAATTTTTCCACAGTGCTATCAAAATGTATTACCATTTCCTGTTTGTTCATATTAAACAAACCAAATCCAGTAAATACTGTTTCAACATCTCTCGGTTCATACACAACCTTCATATCAATTGAATCAGTGGCATACTGTCTTTTTCTGTTTTCGAGTATTCCATGGTCAATATTAATATCAGTAATGGCGGTATTTGAATGTGTTGAGAAAACCATTTTGTTTACTTTCCATCTATCATTATCGTTACCGTTAAAAATTATTGGTTTAATTCTCCAATACCGACTTAAACATGATTCTTTAACATAATAAGTGTGTAATAGTTCATCATCGTGAATGTTAATTATCTGTACACTGTTCCAATCAATACCGTTATTTGATCTTTCAACTTTACATTTAGTGATTCTTGATTTCTGTTCAACACTTTGTTGTAGTGAGAAACTACGCACGTGAATTTGATATGGTGCATCATTACTATAAAACTTTCGTCCGTTTTTAAGTTTTATATAACCACAATCTATACCAATATAACCTTTTGTCACAACTTCTGTACCAATTTCCTTTGACATATAGTATTGAGGTGTATTTCCACGTAAAAACAACGGTTCATGGCACGGCAAAGATGAAGATGATATATATACATATTCTTGCATTATACCCGTTTCTCGCTCCTTTAACCCCAATAATTTGAATAATTTAATTGGGGCTCCACCTCTATTAATATGCTCAAACATGAGCATATTAATATAATCATTTGATGCTTGTAATCCATCTGTTGTTAGAGAATATTGTGGATCACTAAGTGTAGGTATTTTTGAAAAATCCATAATTACCCCAATAAGAACATTGCACGACCACCAAAATCTTCTGCATTGTTCACAATAAAATTATCTATATCCTTCATGCAACGATCTTTATCTTCTGTTGCTTTCTGAATCAGATCAGCAACATTCAAAGATATGCCACCACCAGCTCCTGGCAGTGTGGTAAACTTACCACGAATTTCTGCTAACCGTTCTCTTGCTTCAGCGCAAGCCCATCTACGTACCCAATCTTCTGTCCGTCTATCTGTTAATAAGTCGTTTTCTGTTCGTTCGATAGCACATTCTATTAGCACTATTTCATTTCGACCCGATACATTATATATTGTTAATTCTCTTGAACGCTCGTTCCACGTAAACGATATCTTGGCAGCGAACATATGCTCCATTTGTTCTATGTAGCTAGCTACCATATGATAACTCAATAAATCAAATGATCCTGCTCTATATAATTGTTGTAACACTAATTGACCATAAATTTGCGATGACCCAACCGCTGTGAGAAAAGCTGATGGTAATCTATGTATTTGTAAGATCTGTGTTATTTTATGATAATTTAATTTTCTGTTTGATAGTAAGTATACACTTTGATTAGGTACCAATTCCATCAACATAACTTTTTTATCAACACTAACAGAAGAGTATAATCGTAACGTTCTTAATGCAGAATCCACGCAGTCATTTAATTGTGCTTCTGATAACTCAACAACATTGGTTGGTGCGCCTAGCGTTCGTTTTACATATTCAATTATATTAATACGATCCGTTAAATCATTTTCATGTCCACCAACATTAAGTTCATGTTGCATTCGTTCTGAACTTACTGCATCACCACCGATGTATGGTTTAACTAACACTCCTTCAATAGGAAGATATTTTTTCCATATAATTACACTATCTGAACCTGTATTGTTATTAACAACTTTGAGGCCATTATCCCATTCCATTTCAAAATCAGGTGACGTAATAGTATAACTAGTACCATCCCATACTGATAAAGAATTAGTTGATGGTTGATACCATTTAAATCCTATATTAGGAGAAGGATCGTTTGTTGTATATATGACGGGAACATATGATATTCCATTCCATACACTCAAAGATGTTCCATTTAACCAATATTCTCCTAACGTTATCACAGTTGGATCTATACTCGAGTTAATATATGTTAATTCTATATATGTTGAAGGAGATGTGTATTGAAATAGTTTTTGTGTTGATGTTTCAAAAACATAATCATTTATATTAACTATATTTGGATCTGATATTGAAAGTATTGGAGATATTGGTTCCCAGTATCCTTTGTATACATAAAACTGTGGTCCTTTTTTCCAAATAGTATCAATATCCATTTCCTCTTGAATTAATGGATTAATATTTGAAATTATAAGGTCACACAACACCCATGTTCCATTATTGTTTATTTTAAGCTCATTATTTTGTGGATTGAACCATAAGCTATATGATGGTAACAATAGTGGATCTTGTTGAGATATTACAAAATCAGTCACAACAACATCTAATAATAAATCTAATAATTGACCAGAATCTTTATCGTAGTAAAATTTTGTTGTTATTGTTGATGGAATACAATCACGTCCTATAGTTATTGTATGTGATATCCAACCAGATAAAGTTAATTCTTTAATAAATTCATCTTTAAGATTTATCCAATAAAAACCAACAGGAAACAGTAAAGGATCAACAACAGATGTTATGGCACTTTTCTTAATTAATTTCGCTTGTTCAATATGATACAACGTGTTATTTGTGCCATCTAACCAATATTGTCCATCCAGGTTGTTATAATCTGGTATACCAGGTTCCGTTAATTGATCAAACAATGTTTGTTGGACCCAGATATTACCTTCCCATTTATAAACGTTTGTGTTATTATACCAAAATGTATTTGTCGTTACATTGAGAGTTGGTTTAATAATAACACTAATGGGATTCCATGAAGGATTAGAACGTATGTTAAAATTACTAGCATTTTTCCATATAGTACCATCAACATATAAGTGTGGTTGTGTGCTTTGTGATATGATTGTTTTTTGAGAAAACACAAAACCATTCCATTCATATACTTGCGAATTTCTCAACCATATAGTGCCCATATTATATGGATTATTATTAACAAAATCTGCTGATGTTATTTTTGCCTGTGTATTAAATTGATCAATTAAATTTTGATATGTTATACCCGACACATTATAAGTAAGAGTAAAAGATTCTACAGGAAATCCTATATCAATCTCAATTGTTTCTGTTGATGTGGATGGTGTGGGTCTGAATGTAATTGGATCCGTTACAGATTTGTCTAAAATTTGTAGTAACTGATATCCTTTTGTTGCATCTTTAAAGTTTGGTTTCTGTGTATGTTGATCGTAATTTAAAGATATTGAAAACGGTGTGTATTGTAGATGTCTATTACATCCAAATACATAAAAATAAGTGGAAATGTTTGATTCAATAATGCAACTATTTGTAACCTTATCAAAACAACTAAACACAACCAAACATCCATTAACTGTATCTCCCACATGATTTGTCACTGATGTTGTGGGATCAAAATCATACTGTTGTCCATCTGTTAGTAATATCTTTTTTGGGGAAGATGATGCAATAATAACCACCCCATTATAAGCAGTATGTAATTGATTATTGCTATCTAAAGGCAAATCCCATGAAATTTTAATGTGGGAATCATCAACCTTATCTAACCTAAAATTACATTGAAGAATTTCGGGAATAATCTGATCTGTTGTTATATTGTTTGGTTGAAAATTCATTATAATTCAAATCTTTTTTTGTATTTACTTATTCTTCAAACAAACCAATTATCTTTTGTTAAAATAGTGTTAGTACCTAACCATTTTTTCAATGACGATATAGATTTATTAATATTAATATTGGTATCGTTAACACATACTTGTGAAATACCAGTGACATTACCGGTGTGATCAAAGATCCATTCGACAATTATAACATCTTTAGGTTTAATATTTATGGTCTCGTCTAAAGATGCTATTTTTGTATATTTTTTAGATACGTATGAAATTTTCATATGAGGTTCATTAGCACATTGATTGGTTAACTGTTCACGAGCTGCTATGAAATCCTTAAACGTTTTTTTCATTTATCATCAACTAAAATATGTGCTAGTTTACCACTATCCAAAATTTCATTAAACAGGTTTTTTGATATAATATAACATTCATTTGAAAACCACACTTCTCTATTTTTTTGTTTTTTAATTTCAGTGATTTTTTTAACCTCAAATCCATTTAACTCTGGATCCATGAAGTGACAAATTTGATCATATAGTGGAGTCTTTTTAGACCAATTTCTTAATGAATTACCTGTGGTTGTTTCATAGAAAATTTTAAAATTATAAGAACCTTTCATTGACGTCATGATATTATCAAACATCTTACAAACTTTAATAACATCAGAATTAGTCCAATCCTCAATATCAATCTCATGTACAAAATGATTTACACAATTTAACAATTGTCTCAAAGATTGCTCAAATTCATAAGCGTCTTTTACATCAAATTCTTGTTCAATTTTATCAAACGATGTATAAAAATCATCTTCAGTACAAATTCCAAGCTTTGTCCCATTAACAGGTAGTATAATAAAAACATTATGATTTTTATCCATAGGAACAGATGAAGTTGATGTTATTACACTACGTTCACGTTTAGGAAATTTGGCCCACCCCGCTGTGTTTTCCATTAAAATATGAAGCAATTGATAGCGATCATCTTCGTCATAATTCATCACATCAGGACGCATTAAACCAAACTCTAAATCACTAGATTCAGCAAAATATAAACACGTACCTTTTACAGCCTGTTGTAAAGATTCACTACATCTTTCTGAAATTTTTTTAATAGCAGAATCCTTATCCAAAGATATTAAACTCATATTTTTAATCCACTTTCTCTTATTTACTTTTAAACATTGTATCTTTAACCGATTCATGGTCAGCAACAGGATCAATTATAACTACAGTTCCATCATCACGTCGCATAAAGTTTGATGGTGATATATCAGCGAAAAACTTAATCTTATCATATATATCATTCAGAGTTTTGAATACGGAACTAAATTGAAATTCAGGATAAGCGTTAATATATTCATTGATTCCACGATATGCTTTTGATGGATTATAATGATCTCTGAAAATTTGATATTCACCAAATTTTCTGTACATAACAATGTTATATTGAAGTTTTACGTTATAGAACTCACTAAATTTCACATCAAGGTTATTTAACCGTTCAACTCTAACAACTGTGAAATTATTCTGTGTATCATTATGTTTGAAGAATTTAACAATTTCCAAAGGTTGCTTAATTATCTTCGGAATATGTGGATTGTTTTGATTTTGTAAACAATACTGTATATATAAACTATAAGCTACATCATTATCGAAAACCTTATATACGTATTTTTTATGAGGGTGGGCATAAACTTTTGCATGAGAACCCTTACCAGCTATAAAAAATCCATTATTTAATAGTATTTTCTCTATATCATACCAATATGAATTAGATAACCCTTTAATACCAATCAAGCCTTCTAAAATCGATTGTAATTTCATGTGTTTTAACTTTTTATTAAGTATTTAACAGTTTAAATAAATACTACTAACTATTTTAAATTTTATGATTACTGTAAGAAATAATAAATTCAATTTTAAAACCACACCGTTCAAATATTACTATACTAATAAATTTATGATGCATTTTCTCAATGCACTATCTGTAACGTTTCCAGGTGGAGAAGATTTTTTTGTACGATCTGTAAGACAATACCGCTCAAACAATAAGAATGATCCTTTTGAAAAAGAAATTTCAGCTTTTATTGGCCAAGAAGCATACCACTCTTTAGCACATAAACAATTAAATGAGTATGCACAGCAATTTGGTATATCAGCTTTAGAGATGGAACATTATGTAGATAAATCATTAAAATATATTCAAAAACATTTATCTAACGAAATTTGTTTGGCAGTTACCATCGCTCTTGAACACTACACAGCAACAATGGCTGAAGAATTATTAACTAACAATAAATGGCTTAATAATATGGATCCAGATTTTGTTAAGTTATGGAAATGGCATAGCATGGAAGAAATTGAACATAAGCATGTTGCATTTGAAGTATGGAAACAACATGTTGATAATAACATCTTGAAAAATTTAGTAATGATTATTACATCTATTATTTTATGGAATGTTTTGTTAGGGATAACATTTTTATTTATATACCAAGATAAAAATATAGGATGGTTTGAGAAAATTGATCAATCAATTCTTGGATTATGGAGATTATTCGGTATAAAAGGGTTTTGTACCAATGTGTTTAAACACATACCTAAATACTTCAAATCGGATTTTCGTCCATGAAGCTACAATTAATTTTAGAACAGTTATATGGTGTAAAGAAGTATCATTCAATGACATGGGTTGAATTAATCAAACATTTAGAATCTCAGTATGGGATTACCATGTCAAGAGGTGTTTGGGGACAAGTTTTTATTCATCCGTCTTGGAATTATGTGGTTAAAGTATTCGATACAGATAATGCATATTTACAGTTTGTTAAATTTGCAATTGATAATCCTGATAAACATTATCCTAAATTTATTTCAAGACCAATTGAAATGCATATGTTTCATAAACGGTCATCAGATATTATAAATAAAAAATTCTATATAGTGAAAATAGAAAAATTACAAGAATTAGACCAAAAGCATTTAATGTTTTTCAAGTTGGATGTTATTATGGATTTATGTAAAGCTGTATATAATAACAAGGAAAATTATAATTTACCAGTTGTTCATTTCAAAAAATCATTATCACTATCAAAGGTAGTTGATGATATAACATTCGAGAATCAAAATGTTAAACAATTTATGCAACAATATAGTTATATGCAACTTGAAACTTTAATACCTTCCATTATAAAAATTATTCAAAATTTTAAAGGTAAGGGACTAAAATGGGATTTACATGGAAAAAATGCAATGCAACGTTCTGATGGTACAATTGTTATAACTGATCCATATAGCAATAACAAACTCGAAAAACCTTTCTTTGATTATCACAGTAATATTTCAATATCTGGTCCAGATTTGAACAAAATAACAAGAGCAATTGGATGAACTTACAACTAATTTTAGAAAATCTTCGTGGAACGCATCAATTACGAACAAGTAGTTGGGAACAGATTGTGGAATTGCTAAAATCCCACGATATACGACGTATTGGCCAAGGAGCGTTTGGTGATGTATTTGCTCACCCATCTTGGAATTACGTGGTAAAGGTGTTTGATACAGATAGTGCTTATCTTACATTTATTGATTTTGTCCAACAACATCAAAATAAACACTATCCGAAAATTATTAAAAGTCCCAAACCAATACATCAATTTCATAAACGAAACAAAGATCGTTCCGAGTTACATAAATACTTTTATGTTGTGAAAATTGAACGTTTGTATGACATTACAGCTGATAATGAAAATATGATAGTTGATTTGTGCCATGAGATGAAAAACGTATATAAAAATCATTATAACAAACAACACGTTTTTATGGATTCAATTAGACAATTAGCATCAAAATATCCACGACAAGACTTAGCATCTCTAGCTGTGGCTGTATATAAAGCCTTGTCGCACTTAAAGAATAATTTACCAAAAGCTATCGCGGATTTACACGTGGGAAATTTTATGCAAAGAGCTGATGGAACTATAGTTGTAATAGATCCATCCACCTGCTTAAATGATTCTGATCCTTACTTTAGGGAACCATTGGAACAACAGGTAATACACGGTATTAATCATTGATTGG